TTGCGTTACTCGTTATGCCATGGGCGTTTGCGGGTTGTTGTGGTGTCGAATAGTATTTTTTAATGAGTGAAGAAATCACGAGGAAACCAGGACGACCGGCGGAACCTGTTCCACCCCATAAGGCTAGGGAGTTGCTGGCGCATATCGCTGAGGGTGGCACGTTGGCTAGATGGTGCAAGCAAGCGAATGTTTCGCCGTCAACAGTGCGGTTGTGGGGGAAGAAAGATAGCGAGTTTGCTGATGATATGAGAGACGCAAGGGCAACGGCAGTGCAACAGATGGAGCAAGATTGCTTGCGGATCGCAGACGAATGCGAACCAGCGGACGTAGCCGTTGCGCGCTTGCGCTGTGACGTTCGGCGTTGGGCGGTGTCACGGTGGCAGGGATCAATCGACAGCAACCGCGCGAACCATGGAGGATCACAAGTGCAGGTGGTGGTGGCGACGGGCGTTCCTCGCGTTGGGTCGGATGCTTTGCAATGCAAAGTAGAAACGGACCCCGGGGGTGGGGGGTCGTCGGCGGCTGGCGTCGCGCCGGGGGAGGAGGAACTACATATCTCCCAAACACACACCCCAAATCTCCCCTCACACCCCATTCTAGCCTCTCTCAAGACTCCTCCTGAATAGCCCCCCCCTTCCCCCAATTGCTACTTGTTCGCGGGGAAGGGTTACTCGTTACGTATTTATTTTTACCCTCTGACGAGGGTTATAGTTATGAGTTACAAGTAATGGGTATACAGGAAACGGTTTCGTTGGATTACACGCCTCGTCCTTGGCAGCAGTCCTGTCATGTTAGTAAGACGCGGTTTACTGTTCTTGCTCTTCACCGTCGTGCTGGGAAGACTGAGTTGGCTCTTATGGAGTTGCTTGATTGCGCGATGAACTGTCGGCATGAGTTGGGGGCGTTCTTCTATGTTGCTCCCCAGCTAAAGCAGGCTAAGGCTATTGCTTGGTCTCGTTTAAAGAGTCGGGTTGGCAAGATCGTTAAGGCTGGGGGTGCGGTTATCCAAGAAGGGGAGTTGGCTGTTAGATTCCCTCATAACGGGGCTACTATTAAGATCTATGGTGCTGACAACCCGGACGCTATGCGTGGTGTGCGGTTGGATGGGGTGGTCTTAGACGAAGTTGCCCAGATGAAGCCTGAAGTGTGGCACGAGATCGTGCAGCCTGCACTTGCTGATAGGCTCGGATGGGCACTGTTCATTGGAACCCCGCAGGGGATCAACCTGTTTTCAGAGCTTTACTACCGCGCAGCCAATCTTATGGCTAAAGAGGGGTCTGATTGGTATGCGGCAAGGTTTACTTGCCAAGATACGGATGCCCTGGCGCACTCTGAAGTCGAGCGTATGCGGGAGGAGATGAGCGAAACCGTCTTTGCCCGCGAGATGTTGTGTGACTTTGCCGCCGCTGGAGACGATCAGCTTATCAGTCTTAGCCTTACAGAGACCGCCGCCAAAAGGATGTTCAAGGCAAGGGATCTCATAGCCGCTCCTAGGGTTCTAGGGGTAGACCCCGCCCGTTTCGGAGACGACAGAAGCGTTATTATCAAGCGTCAGGGACCGCAGGCGTTTCCTCCTATGGTCTACCAAGGCGTAGACAACATGCAGTTAGCAGACCTCGTAGCCCAGGCTATAGGTGATTGGCACCCAGAGGCTACTTTCATTGACAGCGGGGCCGGGGCAGGGGTCATCGACCGTCTTAAGCAGCTTGGATACCACGTAATCGAGGTTCCTTTTGGAGGCAGGGCTAACCGTCACACGTTACACATCAACCGCCGGACAGAGATGTGGTTTGAGATGCGTGACTGGTTACAAGGGGGCGGGGCTATACCCGACATGTTGGCTCTCAAGCAGGAGTTAGCGACCCCTACTTATAGTTTTGACTCCCGTGGCAGGCGTGTTCTTGAGTCTAAAGACCAAATCAAGAAGAGGCTCCAGAATGCAGGTAGCCCTGACTTGGCGGATGCGTTAGCCCTTACGTTTGCTACACCTATCCAAAAGTCAGATAAAACATACGACAGCGCGTTATCCTCTTCGTCTAAGCGTAATATGGATTGGGACCGCGACCCCTACGAAGACTTTTAACTATGAACATAAAGAGCCTGGAGATCCGATCTATCTCATTTTTAGAGTTATGGACTGACGGCCACGACCTTTTCCAGGCTCACCATGAGGAGTTAGAAGACAATAAGTTCCCGTTCTTACCTGACCAGAACCGGTATTTATCTCTTGACGAGTTAGATATGCTTATCGTGATGGGTGCCTACATCGAGGATTACATGATAGGCTACAGCGTATCTGTCATTTACAGGCACGGTCACTTCGATGAGATACTTGCCACTAATGACAGCCTTTATCTGGACCCTAACTATCGTCGGGGTCCGTTAGGCTGGAAACTTATACTGTCTACTGAAAAAGCTGCTGAAGAGTGCGGGGTTCACCGCATGATTTGGACGGCTAAATGTCATTCAACCCTAGAAGCCCTTCTTCAGAAACGAAGAGAGCAGGTTTCTTCCGTGTTCTGCAAGCAATTCTAATGGGATCTACCTCTGAAGGCTCTTCTAACCTGCTTGGTGCTATCGGCAACGGCGGCACTCAAAACACTACAGGTGCCTCTTTCCAGATGGGTAGGGCTGCTAGAGCTAACCGAAATCGAATGGGTCAGCTTTATCAGGACAAGACAGGTGGTCCTATGGAGATGTTTAAGAAACTCAGCCTAATAGAAGCCCTTAAGCAACCTACATCTGGCAGTGAAGGGTTAATGATAGATTCGCCATATGGCCCCGTGTTATCAGATAAGGCAGCACAATCAGGATATAATGGAAACATGCAAGGTTTCCTTAACCAGCAAAGCTTTAAAGCAGATAACGCTAAGTTTGCTAAAGCACGTCGAAAGCGTGAGGCTGCTACTAACGCCAGGATTAACAGCACGCCGTTGCAGTAACAGTTAAAGCTATGAATACAGGAGTTAGATTATGGCAGGTATAGCAATAGGAGCAATCCTTGGAGGCATGGGTATGATGCAATCCCGAACCCAAGGAAAACGTGCTGACAAGAACGCCAAGATTGCTTTCCAACAGCAGGAGAAAGCACAGCGTCAAGCCTCTGCCGCAGCAGGAAGTCAGCGTCTAGCTCAGGCTATGGAGCAGCGCAGGCTCCGCAAGAAGAAGCCCAACTATCAGCCTTTGCTAGCAAAAGCTAAGGGTGCATCCCAACAAGGGTTGGCAGGCACTTTCTTGACCCCCCTTGGCAACTCAGACATAGCGTAAGGCACAGTCATGTATCCCAGTTCTTTAGTTTCTATTGGTAACGGCGAGCATCGGTCTCTACTTCAGCACCTTCGTGCGCGTAAGCAGATGCTTTGGACGGAACTGTCGTCTTGGGAGAGTCACTGGGAAGAGCTTAGTAAGTTCGTCTTGCCTCGGACGGGTCGCTTTCTCACGTCAGACCGCAACCGTGGTGCCCGTCGCCACAACAACATCATCGACAGCACTGCTACTAGGGCACTCCAGGTTCTAGAAGCCGGTCTAATGGCGGGTGCTACTAGCCCTGCGCGTCCTTGGATGCGTTTGACGGCTCCTGACCCGGAGATGAACAAGTATGGGCCTGTCAAAGAGTGGCTGCACGAAGTCACGACCCGGATGTTCAGGGTCTTTGCCCAGAGCAATACTTACAGGGCTTTGCCCCGCATCTATTCGGAGTGTGCCCTTTATGGCACTGCGGCATCTATTGTTGTTTCAGACTTCAAAAGCGTCATTCACCACCATGTGCTAACGGCGGGTCAATACGCTATCAGCACAGACAGCAACGAGCGCGTTAACTGTCTATACCGCGAGTTCGACATGACTGTTGGGCAGATGGTTCAGGAGTTTGGCTTTGAAAAGGTGTCGATTAGCGTTCAGAACCAGTTCCGTAACGGCAACCTAGAGGACTGGAGGACTGTCTGCCACGCCATCGAGCCTCGTCAAGACCGTAAGATTGAGCGTAAGAACAACAAGGACATGCCGTTCCGCTCTGTTTATTGGGAGCAAGGCAAGGCAGGGTCAGACATTAACACTGTCCTTAGAGAGTCAGGCTTTAACAGGTTCCCCGCTATTGTCCCTCGTTGGTCTGTGGCGGGTCAGGACATCTACGGCAACGGCCCTGGCATGTCATCGCTAGGTGACGTTAAGCAACTCCAGCATGAGCAGCGTCGTAAGGGTCAGATCCTAGATCACCTTACTCAGCCGCCTACTCAGGGTCCGCCCCTAATGAAGAACAAGGAAGTCGATACGCTTCCGGGTGGTCACACAGAGGTTGACGGTAACGGTGCAGGCATCCGCCCTCTTTGGCAGGTAAACCCTGACCTTCAGGGTCTGTTGTTTGACATCCAGGATGTTCGAGGACGTATCAACAGTTCGTTCTACGCAGACTTGTTCCTGATGCTTGCCTCTACAACTAAGAGCATGACTGCTACAGAGGTTGCAGAGCGTCACGAGGAGAAACTCTTGATGCTCGGACCTGCTCTAGAGCGTCTGCACCATGAAGGTTTAGAGCCTTTGATTGACATTACGTTCAATCACATGCTTGACGCGGGTCTAATTCCTCCTGCTCCTGAAGAGTTAGCGGGAACAGAACTCCAAGTAGAGTTTGTTTCAATGCTTGCTCAGGCTCAACGTGCTGTTGGGGCAAGTGCCGATGACAGGTTTGTTGGAATGATCCAGGGTCTGTCTCAGTCTCACCCTGAAGCCCTTGACAAGCTTGACACGGACAAGTTCTTGGATGACTACGCTGACAAGCTAGGAGTCAATCCAAACCACGTCAGAAGCACTGAGGAAGTCGTAGAGCTTCGTCAGTCTCGTGAGCAAGCTATGGCTGCTCAAGCCCAGCTAGATGCGGAGTCTCAGCAATCAAACATTGCTAGAAACATGGCTAAGGCAGCAAGCGATGCACCGCCTGACGTGATGGACCAGTTAACAGGCAACATGCCTGAAGGATAATCGATGCCAGATTACTCAAGGTCAGGTGCTAACAGAGACAATCCGCTAACAAGTGGTGACCCACGGATTTCAACAAGGCGTAAGTTGCACGCTCAAGGCGTAGCCTTAGACAGCGAAAAGCAACCGATAAGCGATGCTTTAACGAGCATCACAAAAAACGGCATTGCAGCAAACCAACTGCTGTATGGCACCAACACTGACACGTTTTCAAAGACATCGATCTCTGACTTCATTGTTGGTCTGCTTGCCAAGACCACCGATCTAGACTCTCGCGACTACATAGGTGCTGAGGTCTGCTCGGTTGTATTGACAGGCACAAATGCTAGCGGCACTGCGACAACCATTGACCTGAAGACAGGCGCAGGTGTCACTCTAGAGCCGGGAAACATTGGTGTTCCTGTTGCTGCGAGCATGAGGGCTACAAACGTCGCAGTGTCATGGTTGGCATCAAGCGAGCCATCAAACTGGACTCTTCGACTTCACAAACGAACTGGTAGCGGGACTATGAATGAGGTCGCTACTTTCACAGTTAACACTACTTAATCATTATGGCAGCAGGCAATTGGACATTTCCCAACGCAGCAAGAACTTCGCTTCTTGATGGCTCTTTTGACTTGGACACAGACACGTTCAAGATCGCCTTGTTTACTAGCTCGTGGGACGGGGCAGCGGCGACCACATACAGCACGACTAACGAGGTAGCGACAAACTACGGCTACACGCAGGGTGGTATTACTATCAACCAGTTAACACTCAGCGGCACAACGACCGTGACCGTTGACAACTCTGTGTCGATTGTATGGACGGCGAGCGGCGGTTCAATTGTCGCACGGTATGCAGCCATCTACGAAAACGGCGGGAAGTTTTTGTGCTACTGCTTGCTGGATTCGTCTCCTGCGGATGTCACAGTAACAACTGGTAATACGTTAACTATTACGATGAACGCAAGCGGTATTTTTACACTCGCGTAATGCCAACTCAACTAGTTACACATACCCCTGACGGCGTTGTTTGTGCCGCGCTGCAAGACGGTGTCCATGCGGGCAAAGCTATTGTCGGCGGTGCAAATTGGGATGGCCCGGTCACGAACGAAGGTTGGTGTATATTTGACTTAGTTGAAGATCCAGAGGCCGTCCGGCAATCTGTTTGCCAATCGATGTTGACTGCGTCCGACATTAGCAAGGTCTACGACTACTTCACTGTGACTGACAGCCGCTTGCCTGCTGCTGCTCAAGCCAGCCTAGCCGCAACGGGTCGTGCATTGCTGACGATAGACCAACTGTTAGCTGCGACTGGCTTTGCACCTGATTGGACTGCTGGCCTTGTGCAAGTAGTCGAGCAAGAACAAGGGACGTGGACTGAGTAATGGCAACCGTTACCAAGACCGTTGGCGCATCAGACAGCGCAGACTACGCGACCATCAGCCTATGGTATAACGCTCGCCGTTCTCAGCCTGCTAGCGGCGATACAGAAGTGTGCGTCCTTGAGGATGGCGATCACGACTGGTCTTCTTGGCAAGGCGGTTGGAACGACGTTGACTTGACCATCAAGTTTCAAGCGCAGAACTCCCACGGCGGCGTTTGGGCTAGCGGCGCACGCATTGTGCCGACTGGGCATATGTCTTTGCCGAGCCGCGAAGACGATACGACGATCGAGTTCATCGATTTGGTGTTCGACTTTCCGGTAGCGTATCGACCGCTTTATCTAGGCACGTCTAGCACGACCACGAGTAAGACAGTCAACGTCACGATGACGCGATGCTTGGCCTACAACGCATCTACGAATAGCCCGATTATTCGAAACGGAAACAATGCGCCGGGCGCAACCAACATCACCGCGACCAACTGCGTTTTGGAAAGTGAGGGCGCACCGTGGTGTGACGTTCCGTATAGCAGCAGCACTCAAACTGACACCTATGTTGTGCTGACTGCCTGCACTGTTCGCGATGCCATTGTCACGTTGCAGAGGAACTCAAGCAACAGCACGAGCAACGGTAGCGTTGTCGCGAATGGTTGTCTGATCGCAATCGATTCCAGCATGAACGGCGGCCAGATGGTCCGCCTTACCGCCAACAGCTACGCACGCGGCGGCTCTAGCGTTGACTGCATCACGACAGAAGCCGAGGCCACGCACGACAACTGGGCGGACAACTCAAGAACGAACGCAACCTATGGCGTCACGTTTCACATTGACGGATCTGCTCCGGCATCCGGTGAAGTTTCATGGGTCGGCGGAACCCCGCCAAAGTTAGATTTCAGCCTAGTAGAAAACGCTAACAATCTTGCAATCGGCTACGCCACAAATGCAACGATGCCGAGTGGCGACATCGAGGGCAACGTGCGCCCTGCGTCGCCGGACGCTGGCGCGTATCAGTCTGCGACATCTGTTTCGCTGACACCTGGAGTTGGCTCGTTAACAACTACTTCGCTGACACCATCGGCTAGCGTAGCCACTGTATTAACTCCAGGAACAACTGCGCTATCGATAACGCCGTTAGTTTCAACTGCTGTAGTCGCAACCAACTTAACACCAGGGGTTGCCGCTCTTGCAACTACTACGTTAGCACCATCTGCGGTTGCAACGTCTTCGACGTTTTTAACGCCGGGAACCGTAGCGTTAAGCACTACGCAACTTGTTCCTACAATAGGAATTGGTCACAGTCTAACGCCTGGGTTGGGCCAGCTAACTCTTTCTGGCAAAGCACCTAGTTCCGTAACCAACACTCCCAAGTCAGTTATATCTACAGGTCAATGGTCAAGTTCAATTGACTTTGCTGTCGGAGATGAGTGGGTAGTTACTATTGACGGCCCTTCAGCTAACGCGCCTCGTGTTCGAGTGCAGTTACTGTTTTCCTAATGGTAACCTGTTAAATCTATATACTTGGATAAAGATAAGGCGTTGAAATGACCGACAAAAACGGGTGGAGCAATTACGANNCCCGGTCGCTGCTGCGATCGTCATGAAACACTTATGAGATAGCTAATGTCCGATGAATATGAAGACTTTAATAACGCCCCTAAAAACAATCAGACTTATATCGTGAAGGACGAACGGTCAGCCTTAAAGATGAAGCGAGAAGAGGCAAGAGCCTCCCGTGAAAAATATAAGGCTGTCGTGGCTAGAGAACGTGAAGAGGCAAACGCTCAACGCGAACTTAAGAAGCAAGAAATTAAGCTAGAGCTAGCCAAAATAAGGATGAGCCAAAGCGCAAGCGAAAAGGCTCGAACTAATATCGCTTTAACTACGCCTGCTATATTAGTTCTACTCATCGGCGGCTTTATTGTATGCCTAGCTTGTGGCTCAATTCCTGATGAGTCTATATCCGTAGCATCTGCGCTATTAACCCTTCTGGTTACAGGACTTATGGCTAATCTTAGGTCTATAATTAGCGAGGGAGCAGGCACTGAAGAAAACGGCAAGCCTGTTAAGAAACCAGGATCTAGTAAACCTACACCCCCTCAGAAGTAAGAACTTATGAAGTATCTATTATCTCTAGCAGCTTTAGGTCTGTTTTCATCGTGTAGCGGTTTATCTGTATCTAACGCATACTTAGAAGCAGATAAAATGACGTATGATGCTATTGCTCCTGATTACAGGATGTATGTCGAAGACGACGTTAACCTTGACGAAGCGGCTAAGGCTGCTCGTATTCGTTTATTGAATAGTTGGCAGATGCGCCTAGAGGCAAACAAGAAATGAGTGACCTACCCCCAGAAGTCGAAGCCCTTATGGCTTCTCTGAAAGCATCAATTACCTCCCCTGCCAAGCAGGAGATGTTGACTGAGATTGCTGTAGATGCCCCTCGTTTAACGGCTTTGGCTCTTATGGACCCTCAGAATGCAGCGCGAGAAATGGCTGTTATGAAGGCTACACTAGCTAATCTAGCCCAGGCAGAGGCCGCTATGGTGGTTAAAGTATGGACAGAATGGGCTAGCGAAACTATCTCTGGGGTTATTAAAAAGACCATGGCGGTCTAAAAAACACCCCCACCCGATAGATAGTTTAATATCTGGTGTGATACATTCCTCGCGTGAGTCAACAGGATTCTTATATGTCGCTTGAGGATGAAGCCTCCTTAGATCGATCTGATCGAATTAAGGGGCGCATCAATTTGCACAGAGAAGATCTGCGTTGGCTCATGAAGGCACAGTCAGGTCGCCGAGTGGTTTGGCGTTGGTTGTCCGAGATGCGATTTATGTCCCCTGTTGCAAACTCTAATGGGTTGGTTCAAAGCCAAAACGCCGGAGCGCACGACATTGGGACCAAGATTGCATCCGAATTGCTAGAGGCGTGCCCGGACCATTTTACCTTGATGATCAAGGAATCACATGACAGAGACGCAAACAGAAACCCCTGAAACTGAAAACGAAGGGCAGGTTGCGGAGACTTTGCTGACCACTCCTCCCGAGGAGACTAAGCAAGAAGAACCAATCCAGCAGCAACAACCTGAGCCTACAGAGGCAACAGGTGAAGAGCCTACCCCTGAAGGTGCCCCCGAGGCTTACGATTTCCAGACCCCAGAAGGTTCGGATCTTGATGCAGAGTCATCGGCGGTGCAGGCATTTTCGGAGGTTGCGAAGAAGCTCAACCTTACACAAGAGCAAGCTCAATCAGTGTTAGACGGAGTTGCTCCGGCACTGAAACAGCAGAACGAAGGCTACATTGAAAACCTTCGCTCGGAGTGGGTTAACTCGGTCAAGTCCGATCCAGAGATCGGGGGAGACAAGTTGCCGGAGAACCTAGGTAAAGCCGTTCAGGTTTTAGATACCTACGGAACTCCAGAGCTTAAGTCGCTGCTTGGAGAGACAGGTCTTGGCGATAACCCGGAGATCATCCGGTTTCTTGTCAGGACGCACCAAGACATTGGTGAGGATCGTTTCCTTACCGGTGCTAATGCGGACAAGAACCAAGCGTTCACTGCCCGTGATTTCTATAACAACAGTAAGATGAGTTAGGAGTTAGATTATGGTTGTAAGTGCAACTACGCACCCCACGCTGCTTGATTACACCAAGCGGCAAGATCCAGATAAGAGCATTGCTACGATTGTTGAAACGCTCGCCCAGACCAACGAAATCTTGGAAGACATGGTTCACCTTGAAGGTAACCAAGAAACCGGACACCGAACGACTATCCGTTCAGGTCTACCGGCCCCAACTTGGCGTAAGCTTTACGGTGGTGTTCAGCCATCCAAGAGCGAAACAGTCCAAGTAACCGACACAATCGGTATGATGGAAGCCTACGCCGAAGTTGATAAGCAACTTGCTGACCTTAATGGCAACACGGCTGCGTTCCGTATGACGGAGGACATGGCGCACCTTGAAGGCATGAACCAAGAGTTTGCCAGCACGCTGTTTTACGGCGATGATTCGGTTGCTTCAGAAGAGTTCACCGGCTTTATGCCGCGCTTTAACTCGTTGAGTGCCGAAAGTTCTGAAAACGTGCTTCTTGGAAGTAGCTACGGTGGAACTGGTGGCACAGGCTCCGGCGACAACACTAGCATTTGGCTAGTTGTCTGGGGTCCAAACACTTGTCACGGGATTTATTCTAAGGGCAGTCAAATGGGTTTGTCTAAGGACGACAAAGGTCAAGTGACTATTGAAGACACAACTGGCAACGGTGGTGGTCGCATGGAAGCCTATCGGACCCACTACAAGTGGTGTACTGGCTTGAGCGTTCGCGACTGGCGTTACGTTGTGCGAATGCAAATTGACGCTTCTAACCTTGGTTCTGATCCAGGCGCGGTTAGCAACATTACAGACATTACCCAAATGATGTCGGATGCTTGCGAACTTGTCCCAAGCCTTAGTGCGGGTCGTGCGTCGTTCTATTGCAACCGAAAAGTTAAGCAAACGCTTCGCAAGCAGTTTGTGAGCAAGGTTAAGCAATCAACGCTTGGCATGGACGACATTGGCGGTCGCAGCACCCTTGTTTTTGATGGCATTCCAATCCGCAAGGTTGATGCTCTCACTCTTACTGAAACCCGTGTTAGCTAACCGAAGGATATAATAATGTTAATTGATAAAAATCTAGAAATGGCAGACAACGCTGCGCTGCCTACATCCGGGACTCTAACGAACAACCTTGTAATTGGTGGTTCAAAAGAAATCCGTGCAGTTATTTCAGATAACGCAACAGTTGACCTTAGCGCGGGTGAGCCAATTTATTTGGTAATTCAAGTTACTACTATCCCAGCAGGAACTTTGGCTACCTACAACTTTACGGTGTTTAGCCACACCAGTGCTGTTGACGCTGGTTCGCAAGCCGCTGGAACGGAACTATTCCGAACAGGTTTAATTGCTAAAGCAGATCTCCCAGCAGGGAAAAGGTTTATTGTGGCTTTGCCTGAAGCTGCATATGCCAAGCATATTATGGTTGCAGGCGCAGCTAACGCCACAGGCAGTGGTGTAGTAGATACGGGTAACATTAACGCTTTCATTACGAAAGACGTAACCAACTGGACTTCGACTAACACTCGCGTCAACGTGTAATTAAGTTGATTAGGAAAGGAGGGGGAGCAATCCTCCTCCTATATACTTATGAGAGTCAAAGCTACAAATCGCGGTGTCTACGCAAGTCGCCGCTGGAAACCCGGTCAAGAGTTTGACGTTCAACCAAAGCATTTCAACGCTAGTTGGATGGAAGAGATTAAGCGTGGTCCGGGTCGGCCTAAGAAGGTCGAAGAACCAAAGCTTAAAAAGCCAGCTAAGGCTGCTTCAGTAGAAGCCTGATTACAAGCAGGGCAAGGGTAGCAGTCGCCGCCCTTGCTCTCACTTTATAGGCGGCTATTAGCTAGAGGTGACCTGTGGCTGTCAGGAAGTTCATTGTCGTTGCAGGTCAGAATAACGCTACAGAGGTAGCAGACTCGATACCGTGGGAGGAGAAGCATCTCTATGCGTCTCTGAGAAACCCCACTAACCTGCCTTCTCAGTCAGCAGACTTTGCAGGAGGAGCGTATTCAGACATCCTCACGCTGCCCTTTACATTTAAGGGTGGACCTCAAGCAGCAGCCGATGGAGCCACAACCTTTGGTTCTCATCAGACTGCTAACTTGATGGGCAAGGCTACACGGGCGGTCAAGTATCTAACCTTTTATGACCCGACTGCGAGTTACCAAAACTCGGGCACAGCTACTACGTCTACTTACCCTGGCACAGGAACTATCCTTGCGGGGTCTACGTCTCTTAGCCTGACTACATCGGTGACATGGAAGTATGACCCTACAGGGGTAGTCATTACTCGTCGCAAGACAGGCACAACGCACACGATTAACTCGTCTGCTACAACAAATGTCATTACATTTGCTGCTGCTCAAGCCTTAGTCCCGCCACCTGAAGCGGGTGAACTGTTTGACTACACACCTACAGCGGGTGCAACAGGGTCTACTACAGCAATCAAGTTCGAGTCTCAGTTCGGAGGCAACTCAGATCCAGGCTCTGCTAGCGACCTAGAAACAGCAATTGCGATTGACTCAAGCGGCAATCACGCTTGCTATATTAATCAGATTCTTGCCCCTGGCGGTGGCAATGGCCCAGGAAGAGTGACTTGCCGTAGTCGCCCTGTTTACATCGGTCAACCTGTTAAGTTCTCCGATGGCGCAACCACTACAATTCCTGGGGGATTTGCCGATAACACGACTTACTATGTTACTCGGAAAGCGGATGTATCCGAGACAGTTACGTCCTCTGCATGGGACATTAGCAACGACCAACTAGACTTTAGTTCGGCTCACGAGCTTGGAGAAGATGAGCCAATTACGATTGCTTTAGGCACATCTACATTCCCAAATGCTAGTGGTGAAAACATTGATGGATCAACAACTTACTATGTAAAGGTAGTTGACCTCCAAACTATTGAGCTACGAAGAACAATTGGGGGGTCTGCAATTTCACTTGAGTCTGTTGAGACTAACGGAACAGTTGTATTGACTAGGCTAGACTCCTATGCCTCGTTCTATGTAGCAATAGCACCGGGCGGGACTGAGTTGGTTGCTGCCGCAGACAGTGGGCAACATGCTACGGTCACTAACAACCACAAGATCCTCTTTGAGCCTGTCTTCCGAGGAAGCCTTACAGGGCTTCAAGCTAGGTGTATTGGTGGCACAGAAGCCAATCTAGGCTATGCACGCGCATTGCACGATGTGCAGTCGGATGGAACGGTAACGACAGATGCGTGGCCTTCTGCAACTGCTGACGGCGACACGTTTGCGATTGAAGTGCCGCCTCTTAACAACCAGACCATCCCGTTTGAAAAATGGGCTATGTGGCTTCCGTGGTCACCGTTTGAAGGCAACGCTAGCTATGACGGTCCATCTATAGTCAAGATTACTTCGGCTGCTAGCGCAAACGTCGAGGTAACTCTTGAGACAACTCCAGCATTAACAGGCGGTGCCCCAGTAGTAGGAACTGCGGTCAAGTTCTTCTCTAATGGGATCCTTCCTAAGCCTTTAGTTGCTGGTCAGGTTTACTACATAAACTCGGTGACAGCCAACGGAGTCACTTTAAAAGACGTAGCAAGTGATACAGGTGCTGTTGTAGGTGTAAGCGGAGGGACTGCTAGCCAGTCAAGCCTTTCAGGAAGTGGAAGCAACGCAAAGCACGTTATGTTTGTCTACGACCAAGAAGACAAGCGGAACCCTTACCCACCAGGGTTCAACTACCCTAACCATCACGCTACTCCAAGACCTTACCAAGCTTTTGACGGCCCCGGTGAGATTGCGATCAAGCCACAGATTGGGTTCCACTCTGGTCTTGCTCTTAAGATGTATGAGTATACCGGCGAGGTCATGCACGTTGCGGTATGCGCGGTAGACAACACGTCTGTAGGTCACAAAGAGATCTACCCTTCAACAGCAACGCCGTCTGCTCATAGTTGGCTAGATCCTTCGCAGCACAAGTCTTGGTCTGCTGGCGAGCCAAACAACTGCTTTGGTCGTTTAGAAGATGTGCTAGATGCTGCCAAGTTAGCCTTTGAAGCTGACGGCGACACAGGCGAATGCGTTGGAGTCTTCTGGCTTCAAGGTGAGGAGGATGCTTTGCATCTTCAGTTGGCTAACAACTACGAAAACAGTTGTCGCAAACTGCGCTCATCTATCCGCAAGGCAATTAAGGATCGTTCGCTAACGACTTCAGATGAAGAGAAGATTCCGTTCATTCATCCTAAGATTTCAACAGCGTTAACTTACACCTACGCTTCAACTGTCAACACAGCGATAGACACTCTGTCTCAGGAGGATCCTTACACTCGGACGTTTGAGACTTCGACGTTTGATCTTGACGGTCTTTACTACAGCGGTGTTGGTATTACGAGTGTAGAAGAGTCAGCCTACAACGCATGGAAAGATGTGCAGCGCACAGGTTCTTCCGAGGTGGACATCTGTAACCTTGCTCTTGCAAACATTGGAGACAAGGCAAGCGTTACCAGCATCAGCCCTTCAGACGGCAGTCACCAAGCAGACCTTTGCTCTCGGTATTACCCGATGGCTAGAGACCTGTTGCTAGAGCGTCATCGTTGGGACTTCAGCATTCGCCAGACTGCACTGGTCCAACTGACAAACACTCGGACTGAGTGGGATTACGCTTACAAGTTGCCCGTAGACTTCTCGGGAGCCATAGCAATCCTTGCCAAGGATGCTCAAGACGATCAGATCGAGCAAGGTGTTCCATTGCCGCAGCCGTTTGCTATCGAGGTAGACAACAACTTTGACCGTGTTCTGTATACGGACATGATCAATGCGTCACTTCGGTATACGGCAAAGACAACAGACTCCACCAAGTTCTCTCAGTCGTTCATACACGCTCTATCTTGGAGGCTTGCTGCGATGCTAGCAGGAGCCTTGATCAAGGGTGACGCAGGCGCACAGGCCGTCCAGAACGCCACTCAAATGGCTGAGTTCTACTCGAACCGTGCTGCTGCTTTTGACAGTCGAACGACAAGGGACAAGCCTGTTATCGACGCTAACATCAATCCTTGGGATCGATAGATCATGCCTAACACACGCAAGCTACAGCTTTCATTTGGAGGCGGTGAAATCGATCCTGAGATGTATTCTCGGATTGACTCGGACCAGAACCAGTCAGGGCTAGCTAAAGTTCAGAACTGGTTGGTAGACCCTAAGGGTCCGCTAAAGAAGCGACCGGGCTTTCAGCGTGTGAGCAGTTCGTTTGATAGTTCCCGCAAGTCTCGCCTGATTCCGTTTACCTACTCGGTAGACCAGTCGCTTGTGATTGAGTTGTCGCACGAGAAGATCCGGTTTATCTCGGACGGTAAGCTTGTTACTTGGGCCGACACTTTGACGTTCTTAGCGTCAGGCGTTTCAAATGCCTCAAACACAATTACCTTTTCATCAGATCACAAGTTAACTACTAACGATGAAATAGTCTTTCACGAAGGTTCGTCGGCAAGCCTTCCAACAGGTCTTGACGAAGGCGAAACTTACCTTGCTATTGTTACCGGCTCAGACACTATCCAAGTTAAGCCAGATATAGGCGGAAGTGCTATAAGCTTTAGCGGAACAACACTTGACGGAAGCGGGGGCTTAAGACTTTACAGAAAGTCAAGCTTGCCTAGAAACTTCAAAGTTGCAGACGAAGCCGCAAACATATTTACAACCGGAACAAGTGGTTCTTTTTTAAACTTTGGAAATCCAAGCGGATTTTACCACGGTCAAAAAGTCCAAATACAGCAAGACATTAACTCTCAGACTGCTGCTATTCTCCTTCTTCCAGAAGCTCAGAAAGTTCCGCTTTATGTAGACTTTGGCACTTCGGCTTCAATTGGAGACACCTCCGGCCAATTTGGAGATCATACGTTTGCTTTAAGGTATAGCTTTGAACAAGTTGGAACACAGACCACACCATCTACTTCTGTAAGTAACAGTATTTTAAACAGTCGGCACAGTCCAAGTGGGTCCGGGACAAACTACGCAAAACTGTTTCTAACTGCCTATTACGAGATTGGAGACACAGCGTTTATTCCCAGAGACCTTTCAATGGTGTCTTCGCCAAGTTTCTACAGCAGAGGCATTGTTGCTGTTAGAGATAACGCAGCTCCTAAAATAACAACGCTCACGGCTAACACTGCCGCTACTGACTTTCTTGCCTTAAACCAAGAAGGCTTTTTAGAAAACGACTCGCCTTACAGCGAAGACGAACTGTTTGAAATTGAGTATGAGCAAACAGGTGACATCATCACTTTGACTCATCCCAATCACACTCCTAGAGAAGTTAGGAGATACTCAAACACAGACTGGAGACTAATCGAGGTTGATTTAACTCCAACAATCTTACCTCCCTTTCAAAGCACGTTTCCTGTTGAGCCAATAGTCACTAGCACCCGAGGGGTGGCTTACGAAATAATCGCATACGTTGAAGAGGCCGGAAGTGGCACCAATTCAGGAGTTCAGATAGAGGGCACATTACCTGTTTCTGGGGGCGACACTGTTTATATTGACTTTATAGCGGCTCAAGGAAATGGCATTGTTCCAATCGACGGTTACTACAATGTAATTAACATTGTTTCATCCGGCGATGATACGAATGTGTTCTTGCGAGAAATAGCCTCTGGTGCACCAGTAGCAATTCAAGCAACTGCTACAGGTGACAATGCAGGTCGTCTGTATATTTCATCTTCTTCGGGTGAAGAGACTGAGAAATACAAGATCACGTCTGTAGACGTAAACTTGCAAGAGTCTTTGCCTACTGAAGAGATTGTAGCAACAAACATCTTGGCAGTTCCTGGGGCAACTAACACGATTCAGTTTAGGAACGCCGTAAACGCTGTTAGTTATAAAATATACAAAGAGTTAAACGGTATATACGGCTTTATAGGAGCAGTTGACGCTACGCCGGGAAATGTCTCAGCTTTTACCGATGACTACATTGGTCCAGACATGAGCGACACTTTGCCGCTTCAAGACGAGCAAGTGGCTAGTGGTTACCGACCAAGAGCCGTAGCAAGTTTTGAGCAGCGGCGTTGTTTTGCAGGGTCTAACAATCTTCCCCGCACACTCTTTATGAGCCGTTCGGGCACGCAGTCTTCATTCACTTATCAAATGCCTATCCAGGCTTCAGACAGAGTGTCTGTGCAGATAGCGTCTCGTGAAGCGCACACCATTCGTCACATGGTTGGCTTGCAAGACTTGATCATCCTTACTCAGCAAGGCGAGTGGATGGTTACTGCGATTAACAGCGATGCGATTGGGCCTGAGACAATTGCCATCCGTCCGCAGTCTTACATTGGCAGCAACAAGGTGCGCCCTGCTGTTGTTAACAACAAGATTGTGTTCTGTGCTAACCGTGGAGGTCACGTTAGAGAGCTTGGATTCCAGACTCAGAACCAAGGCTACTTAACTGGTGACTTGTCACTTCGTGCTACTCACTTGTTTAACGGTCAGGAGTTGACAGACCTTGCGTATTCTAAAGCACCTACTCCGCGCCTTTGGTTCGTTTCGACTAGCGGCAAACTGTTGTGCCTTACTTACGTCCCCGAAGAGAAAGTCTTAGCTTGGCAACAGATTGTCACTGACGGCACCTTTGAAAGCGTATGTGCTATCCCCGAGGGGAACTTTGACAACGTCTACGTGGTCGTTAACAGGACTGACAGCACAGGCGCAACTGTTCGATCTATTGAGCGGATGGTTGCAGTTGACACGGAAGACAGAAGTGACGCGGTTTACTTTGACGCAAGCGTCTCGGTGAACGGCACCAACACTGGTCTTCGCACGCTAGAGGTTACAAGTTCCGGTTTATACAAGTCTGGTGACGTTGTTAGCGTTATCTGTAACGAAGCCGGGGTGTTTGCAGAATCTAACGTAGGCGAGGAGATCGAGTTTACTAGCGGCACCAATGCTTACCGGATGCGTGTCACTGTCTACACAAGCACTACGCAGGTTGAAGCGGTTCTTCTTGCTGATCTGCCAAGCACTTTGCATTCAACGCCTACGACGGTCTGGGCAATCGCCTCTAAGACCATTACTGGTTACGCGCATCTAGCAAACCAAACCGTGTCAGTCTTAGCCGATGGCGAGATGCACAAGGATGTCGTGGTATCTAGCCTTGGTGTCCTGATTCTCGACAAAGCCGCTGTGAAGGTCTGTGCTGGACTCAAATACACAACAGAGGCTCAGACTCTGCCTGTCAGTTTGCAGATGGAGGCAGGCGGACAGGGGCGCACAAAGATCATCAACAAGGTCTACCTTCGAGTGAGGGACAGTTCGAACCTCAGCGTTGGTTCTGAAGCCTCAGACATGATCAACGTGGGCGACCTTAGTTCGACTAAGTTGAGTTCAGGCGAGTTTGAAACCAAGATCCCTGACTCATGGGATCAAGAAGGACAAATTGTGATCCAGTCTACTGACGGTCTTCCTTCCACTGTTCTTGGCTTAACAGCCCAAATATCAATAGGAGACTAGTATGGTTTTGTTTGCAGACGGATCATATGGACCACCAGCACCAAACTCGGGTGGTGCCATGGCTCAAGGTTTTCAGAACTTTGGGCTAACTATGCAGGCTGCTGGGATGATCACCCAGTCAATCGGTGCTTACTACCAAGCCAAGATGGCGCAGCATGAGGCTAGATCAAAGGCTTCATCAATGCGCTTCAAAGCGGAGATGGCTGGCATTAACGCAAGCATTGCTCGCGACAACGCTGGCTCAATTCGTGAAGCCGGTCAGTATGCCAAGGCTCAACTAACCATGCGTGCAGGCATGGAGATGGCAAAGAGTTTGACCCGGCAAGGGGCTAGAGGAATCACAATGGGCGTAGGCTCTGCTGCCGAATCTATGGCTAGCGAAGAACTCATTAAAGACATGGATGCCTTTACGGTTGACTCAAACACAATGCGGCAAGCTCAAGCCCAAGAGATGCAGTCAGTCAATCTTCGCAACAAAGGACTCCTAGCAGACACGAAGAGCACACGGCTGAACACCAGTCAA